GGGCGTACAGTAGCCAAACGGGCCGGATGCTGTCAAGCAAACACGTCAAAGTCACTGGATGCTGTAGTGGCTTGTATCAGTGGAGCGCCTGCCATGTTGCTCTTTCGCACCATCCGGTTGTACTCGCCACCGCCCAGCATCAGGTAGCCGAATGAGTCGCCAATGTGCGAGTGCTCATTCTTATTAGGCGTATCCCTGAAGCGTTCCTGGCCAGCGCCGATGCTCACCCGTTTGAAGTGATACCCACCTCCCAGGGCTTTGCGTAGGAGCTTGCAGGAGCGATTGACGATCAACCCTGGCTTACCGTTCACCAGGCGCTGCATGGGCGCTGCAGCGGCTTCCCTGCGTACCTTGAAGTCGTTGCTGGCAGTGGGTTGTGCTCGTAGGCCGAGTGTCTTCAGGAAGTCGAAGCTGGTGACCTCGTAGATGGCATCCCTGGCCATGCCGGCAGGATCCCCCCACAGCATGACCTGGTGGTTTGGATACCGCTGGTTGAGCTCTGCCAGTAGCTGCAGCCCGAACCGCTCGAGGCCCATGTCGAAGGTGACGATCTCATGGTGGATCAGCCAGCGGCCGTTGGGTAACCGCTGCCCGATGGTGGCTGCAGGGGTCAGACCAAAGTCCAGGCCGATCTGGATCGGTACGCCAGGCTCGACCTCGGTGTCGCCAGACATGCTGGCATCGTCGTACTCTGGCCAGACGGGCCTGCCTTCTTGGACGTAGGTGTACTGACCAGCGGCATAGCAGCGGATCCAGTCCAGGTTCTTGCCTGGCAGCATCTGCGCGTAGTACCCGGCAGGCAGGTTGTTGATGTTCTCTGCCTTCGGGTTGAGCTTCCACCACTTGCCTGCAGCAAAGACGTGGTCGTTCGCCTCGGGGTTCTCCGGCAGGTCATCAGCAGGAACCTCGACGACACCGCCTGGCTGCTTCCAAAACTTCCACCCCTGTGGCTTTTCCTTCTCGGCCATGTTGTGCCACCAGTGGTCGTCATCCATCGGGTTCGTATCCATCCAGATCCCGTGCCAGGACGCGCCACCATCACGCTTCGTGGGATACCTACCAACCCGGTGCGTGAGGCCGTCTATGACCGCTTTGGGGAGCTCTCGGGCCTCGTTGACCCATGCGCCTGTGAGCTCGAGCGAGAGCAGCTTCCTGACATCCTTCGGCTGATCGAGCGCCAGGAAGATGACCTCACAGTCGATGCCTGCAGCGTCACCGCGGGCGGGCAGTCTGATGTGATGTGTGATCGGTGGCGTCCAGAGCAGATTGCCAAAGGTCGACTCTGGGAACAGATCCAGCCAGGTCTTGATGGTGGTGGTCTTCAGCATCGGGTAGCTGTTTCTGACCACGGCCCAGCGCGTGTAGCGGATGTTGTCGATGGGGGAGGGCTTCTGTTTGACGGCCTGGATGAAGATCCTGGCAGCGCAGGCGTAAGACTTCCCAGAGCCCACTGGCCCCATCATGCCCTGCACGAATGACTTGCTGCTGATGAAGTCAAAGATGGTGGGCGATTCGCTGAAGTCGAGCTTCAGCCCCGTGACCGGCACGCTCTTGTCAGAGGCCTGCTTGGTTCTCACTCTGGCCTCGTCTGCACGGCGATCTGGGCCTTGGTGAGTCTCGCCATCACCACTACCTCGTTGCAGAGCTCACGGGCCTCTGCGTAGCGGTGATCCAGCATGGCGTGCCATATCGCATCAGCCAGGCGCTTCAACTCGGTACATCCTTCAGAGTAGTCAATCATGGTTTCCTTCCTGCCATCAGTTGTTCAGCTGCCATCACCAGTTCACGCAGACAGTCCATCGTCACCACGATGCTCTCACCGTCCTGGTCGATCTTAAAGAACAGATCCCCATCCATCAGCGACTCTGGATAAATGGAGATGTCTGGCGCAATCCCGTCGCCATTCTCTACTTCCAACATCGTCGGTCTGATCATCTCTTCGCCTCGTAATCAGCGCACTTGCGCTTGTATCCGTAGTCACAGTTGATGGCCTGCCACATGGTCTTCGCCATAAAGAACTTCGGCTTGTGCCCCCTGGCGCACACTGACTTCTGATTGATCTTCACGTCCAGGTGTCTGCATTCCGCGCAGTGCCGGGTCTTCATCGCTCCAGCCTCCCCTCGGGGTCTCCTTCCCCGTCGACCGTCATCCCCTCTGCCGGGCATTCGTATGTACTCCACCGATGCCCACAGTCCATACAATCCCTCAGCCTCCACTTCCATCCGTATCTCGTGTCCCTTCTCGATTCCTTCACCTTGCTGTTCCAGCTTCCACACTCAGCACATACACTCACGTCTCCCCCCTGGGCGCCACCACATTCACGTCAATCACACTCGGCTTCTCGTTATCCTCCGGCGCATCCAACAACCCACTGGCCTTCGCCAACAGACGCAGCACCTGAACCTTGTCGAAGAGCTCCAGCTCCAACGTCTGCCCTCCATCCTTGTTCTTCGTCACCTTCACGTTCTTGATCGCGTACAGCGCGTGCTGCGGTATCCGACTCGCCGCCTTCACCCGGACATTGCCCTCATCATCCCAATCCATAATGTCCGTGATCTTCATGTTCGCCATCGCCAACAACTGATACGCCACCGCCTCACGGTTCTGCACAATCGTCGCCGACCGCTCTAACCTCCGCTGCACACTCCTCACCCCACCCCAGCCATTCAGGCTAGGCACCTTCTCACTGATCTTCTTCTGCCCAGCCATGACCTACCTCCTTCAACCATTACTTTGATCGATGCTTCAGCATGGCATCTGCTATTGCATACGCATCAGCAACCAGCATTGCGTCACCCTGCTTTTCCATTGTCTCCAATCCAGACGCACGCCATTGATCGCACCAGTTCGCAGACAACAATCCCTGCATTGCCTTGGCGGCAAAGTAGTCGCGCATACTCATCTCATTCACTAACGGCTCTTTTTTCATCACTTCTCTCCTTAAAACGGAATCTGCTCGTCCGTATCCTTCACCGCACTCTGATGCGCCTGCTGCTGATCCACCGGGTTCCCCAGCTGCAGACTGATCCACTCCTCCCCAGCCTGCGTCTGCTTCCTCCACCCGCTCACATACACCAACACCCCATTCGGCAACATCAACTTCCCAGTCATGTCCGGGCTCCTGTCCGTCTTCTTACTCCGCGCCCGAAACAACTGACCCTGACCAACCCGCAACTCATACGCCATCTTCATCACTCCTCTGTTGTAAAAACATCACCGCGTGCCGTCCTACCGGACAACACCCGTCAAAGAAATTGCTGGGAAAATTTTGGAGAGGCCCCCACCGATACGGGTGGAGGGGGAGGGGGCAAGGGTGCCCGTCCCGCGTCGCCGACCGAGGCACCACCCCTGCCGGCGCTCCCGATCCGCACCAGGCTCGAGCTCCCGCCCGCTGGGGACACGTCGCCTACCCCCTGCCTGTACAAATCCCAATCGTTCGTCTGCGTTCTGTACAAACACGAATAGCGGGCCTATACGCTCCGATCGGTGCTGGCGGCTATGTCCGGTCATCCTGCGCCCCGATCGTCGCCTGTGGGCCGTTGTAGCGCGTCCTGAAGGCGTCTATCGATCAGGTCGAGCACCGCATCCAGCGTCTTCGCCATCCGCGGAGGCTCGAGCCCCTCGGCCCTGTACCGCGCCTGAACCTCGTCGATCAGCGCGTCGAGCTCGGCCGCTGTCGTCAGCATCTCAAGCCCTTTAACACTGTCATCATCAATCGTTTCATTAAACCTATCCCTACAGACTGCTCTTATGTCTTTAGACTCTTTAGCGCAGTCCTGGCTTGCTGAATGGCCCGTTTCCTCATTTGCTCGTATAACTTGCTCAATGGGCTTCCTCTTCATCCCCGCCCGAATGCGTTTGACGGCGATTGTCTCGCCCCCTTCAGGCATCTTGTACGGTGTCTTACTGGCCTGTCCCGCGACGGGTTTGATGACTCCCCGCAGCAGCTTCTCGATCTTCGCCTTCTGTTCTTCCGGTGACATGTTGGCTTCCTTCTCCTTGATGATCGGTGGCCGGCAGTCTTCAATCGTGCTGGCTACCGCGATGGCTTCGTCGGCCGTGATGCGCCGATCGAATACGACACGCAACGTGTTGTTGTGACTTCCCCTGAAGCCGCGGTACGCGACCTCGACGTAACCCAGATCCCGCAAGTTCCTCAGATGCGTGGTGATCACCTGGCGGCTGACCTGGAGCTCCTGCGCCAGGCGCTTCTGCCCAACCCACGTCAGCCCCGCGGCATTGCAGAACGATGAGAGCCCGACCAGCACGCGGAATGACCCGTCAGTGATCTTCCGGTCGAACACCGCCTGCCGCGGAATCACCACCCACGGGTGCCGCTTGACCTCCGCGTCCTTCTGCTTCGGCCGCGGCTTGACCGGCACCGCAACCTCAACCGGCATCAGATCTACTTCGACTTCCACATCTTCACCATCAGTGCCCGCAGCTGGTACGCCGCAACCTCGCCCCTGTGCTTCTGCACCTCGAGCAGGTATCTGGCCTTGGTCATCTTCGTTGACCGGGGGCCGACCTTGTCAGGAAGCGTCATCGCCCACCTTGCCTCGCACCAGGCTCGGTACGCTTCGCTCTGACTCCCAACCGAGCGGCCATCCGGCAGGTTGATCACCCTGGCGTTGCTGTGCACGCTCCCGCATCCGTGACACGCAAGATCCACAGATCCAGCGCCGGTGCAGGCCTCCGTTTCTGATCCTCCAGGCGCCACCGTTGAGGAGCCCGTTTCGCATCTGGCAATGACTGCAGAATCTCGTCCCATCACTCACCTAAGCACCTCATGCGCGTAAACCTCCGTTCTCACGTCTGTGCTGTAGGCCTTCTCAACCCTCAACCTGCAGACCTGCTTGTCGTCCTCGTAGAGCACCCCGTTGCAGGCGTCCAGAACGGCCTTGGCGACGTTGTCGAGATCCGGCTTACCCGGAACCTCATCGCCACGCTTTGCGGCCTCCTGGCGGCGTTTAGGCCAGCTGGCAGGGATCGGCGCGAAGATCACGATCCGCACCGACCACGGGTGAGGCGAGGGCAGCACATTGCCCATCGCGTTGTGCGCGGCCTCGGCCACCAGCTTTTCCCAGGCCACCGTCTTGGCTGGCGTGTACATGCGCGGCCTGCCTGCGATCGTACTGACCCTCGGCCGTCCCTTGCCGACTGCCGGGCCATCGACCGTGAAGTAGACCGCCAGGCTCACGCAAAGATTCCTTCGCGCTCGGCCCACTGACTGAGCAGCACCAGCTCAACCTCGCGCACCGCTCGCGGATCGGATCCGAGCCCCAACCACTGCGTCAGGACGTGAGCGTCGTAGTCACCCTTCCATTCGACGTGGCAGCTATGGTGCAGGGTGCTCTCTCGCGCATAACGAATTTTCCGAACGACATACCGGGTGCCGCCAGGCGTCTCGTGGCACCGCCGGATGAAGACGTATCGCTCGCCAGTACGCTTCAGGATGAAGACCTGGCCCGGCTGCAGGTTGCGCACTCGCCTGATCATTGCCGGCCAGCCAGCAACCGCTCAATGCGCTGATGCACGTCGCTGTAGCGGCTCGACAGATGCGTGCGTATGAGCTCATCGATGATGCTGGCCCGACTGCGGCGCTGATCCTCGGCGGCCTTGTCCAGCATCTCCCTGGTGCTGGGCTTCAGCCTGACCATGAAGGGCTTGTAGGGCTCGATCTCCATCGGCCTTCCTTGTATCAATGTGATGCCGCGATGATACACCCCGAGTGTTGCCTCAAATGCAACGGATTAGGGTTTGCCTTACTTGCCACTGGCGTTTGGCTATTTGACAAGTCGAAAAAAACCATGCGAGTATCTGTCTCAGCGGTATCGCAGTGATATCGCAGACCACCCGGAAAGAGGAGTCTGAACATGACCAAGCAAGAGCAGCAACTCATCGATGCCATCAAGACGATCCCAGGGTTCAGTGTGATCCCAGGTCGGAATAGCAGCAATGTCATCGTCGTGCATACCCGTGCAAACGGAGTCAGCCAGAGAAGCGTATGGCTCGACCGCAGCCATACGATTGAAAGCCTGCAAGAGATCCTCGACAAAGCGATTGCCGAGAGCTTCATCGGCAAGAAAATCGTTCACATGGGTCACGCCTGGGAAGTTATTGGCACCGGCGCACAGCGCGACGGCAATACCTTCTGCCATCTGGCGAACCTGTATCAGTTCCGTCAGCAAAAAAACGGTCGCGTGCCAGTTCAGATTGCCGACTGGGTCGACACCGCAGTGCTCAAAGCGTCAAAGGCCTGATCATGCGCATCCTGGCCATCCTCGCGTTCATCGCACTCGGCGCCGGCCTCGGCGCCGCCTTCGCCACCGGGTCACCTTGGGCGCTCGTGCCCGTGCTCCTGCTGGCCCCGTTCGTCATCCGCTGACCCCAGAAAGAGGGCAACACCATGACCAAGTTCGTCGCCTATTTCCGCGTCTCCACCGAACGCCAGGGCCAGTCCGGCCTCGGCCTCGAGGCCCAGCAGGCTGCGGTCAAGCAGTACGCTGCAGACATCACCCACTCGTTCACCGAGATCGAGTCCGGCAAGAACGATGACCGGCCCCAACTGGCCGCAGCCATCGCTATGTGCAAGCGTACCGGCGCCGCCCTGCTGATCGCCAAGATCGATCGCCTGTCCCGCCAGGCTGCGTTCCTTCTGACGCTCCGCGACTCTGGCGTGCAGATCGTCGCTGCCGACATGCCGCACGCCGGCACCCTTGAGTTCGGCATCCGCGCAGTGGTCGCCCAGCATGAGCGCGAGGAGATCAGCCGCCGCACAAAAGCCGCCCTGCAGGCCGCGAAGGCCCGTGGCGTGAAGCTCGGGTGCCCGACCCCCGAGCGCGGCAGCGCCGCCGGTATCGCTGCCATCCAGGCCCGTGCCAGTGCCTACGCTACGCGCCTGGCGCCGATCGTGGCCGACATCAAGCGTGCCGGCTGCACCACCCTTCGCGAGATCGCTGCAGCCCTGCAAGCACGCGGTATCGCAACCCCCCGCGGCGGCAGCAATTGGGCGCCGTCGCAAGTTCGCAACCTTCTGGAGGCCTGCAATGCGTGAGTCAAAACCACTGTCTAAGGTGCCGATTGGCACCGGCTACCGGCCGGAGCTCCGGCACAAACCAACCTGGGAGGAGCTTGAGATCCAGCACTACCTGCTGCGCAAGCCTGGCGGCAAGCGTCGTCTGTCTGACGGGTTCATCGCGGTGTTGTGCATAGTTGGACTCATGCTGCTGGGGCTCATGCTATGAGCCTCGACGGTCGGACAATCAAAGAGCAGCAGATGGGCCTGTTCGAGGTGCAGCACGCTGACCTGCTCGAGCGGTGCCGGGCAGCGGCCATCGTGTTCGCCCGCCAGCACGGTTTCGTCAGTATCAATGAAGTACGCGAGGCCGTCACCCTGCCGCCTGGCATTCACCCTAGCCTGCTGGGCGCGGTCTTCCGCACCCGCCAGTTTCGCGCCATCGGATACACCGAGGCGCATCACCCGGCCGCGCACGCTCGAGTCGTGCGGGTCTATGCTTTACAGGAGACGCACGATGGTCAGCAAAGTAACCCCCGATGACATGCTCAGCGCCAGCAGATTGCCGGCGCTCATGGGGCTGTCGAAGTACCGTTCGCCGAACGATGAGCTCCAGTACAGCATCGGCGCCATGCAGGGCGAGAACGTCCGATCGGATGGCAACGAAGCGATGGCCTGGGGCAATGAGCTCGAGCCCATTATCCTGCGCGAGGCCGCACGCCGGCTGCGCCTGATCGACCTGGTCACCGATCACCCTGCTGCCCGCTATCACCCCGACGTGCCGCTCTGCTGCAGCCTGGACGGCACCGCTGACGGTGGCGGGCAGATCATCACCACTGACCCGGACGCCGGGATCTACGTCATCGGCCAGGATCAGATCGAACTTGTAGGCACAGGCGTGCTCGAGGCCAAGCTGACCAGCGTCAGCCCGGAAGACACGCCAGCCCTGTACCGTGGCCCGATCCAGCTGCAGGCCCAGATGGACATCATCCAGGCCCGCTGGGGCTGCATCGCCGTGCTCTATCAGGGCACCGAGCTCCGGCTATTCCTTTTCGCTCCGCACCAGCCGCTCGTCGACCGGATCTATGGCCTGGCCACCGACTTCCAGCGCCGGCTGGATGTCTGGAAGAAGAAGCAGATCATCGACTGGTATCAGCCGATCAACAGCAAGGATGCCGATCGCATGTTCCCGCAGGCCGATGAAGCATCGATCGATTTGGGCAGCGAGGGCGAGCGCCTAGCGCGAGAAATTCTCGAGGCCAAGAAGACGATCACCAAGGCATCCGCTGACCAGGAAGAGGCCGAGAAAAAATTGAAGACGATGCTGCGCACTGCCAACCGTGGCACCGCCGGCAACCTCGAGATCAAGTGGCCGATGCGCAACTACGCTGCGACGCCGCAAAAAATCGTCCCCGCAAAGGCTGCGTACAGCGTTCGACAATCCACTTTATCAGTGAAGGAAATGAAATGACACTGACTACCCATCGCGGGTTCGCACCCGCAACCCTGACCGAAGCCATGCAGTTTAGCGAGCACCTGGCATCGAGCTCGATGGTGCCCAAGGCGTACCAGGGAAAACCCGCAGACATCCTGGTTTGCGTGCAGTGGGGCTATGAGATTGGCTTGGCCCCGATGCAGGCGCTCCAGAACATCGCAGTCATAAACGGCAAGCCCAGCGTGTACGGTGACGCTGCGCTCGCCCTGGTGCAGGCCTCGCCGCTCTGCGAGGGCATCGATGAGCACATCGAGAACGAAGGCACCCCGAACCCCAGCGCCGTCTGCATCGCCAGGCGCAAGGGCCGGATGCCGGTGATTGCCAGGTTCAGTGTCGAGGATGCCAAGAGAGCGGGGCTGTGGGGCAAGGCCGGCCCCTGGCAGTCGTATCCCAAAAGAATGTTACAGATGCGTGCCCGTGGGTTTGCCCTGCGTGACGCCTTCCCTGACGTGCTGAAGGGCTTGATCACCGCCGAGGAGGCCCAGGACTACCCGGCCGATGAGCCCCGCAAGATGCGCGACATCACGCCCACGAAGCCGGCCAACCCGCTCGATGCCATCGCCCCGCCGGCGCCGCCACCGCCCGTTGAGGTCGAGCCCGTGGTGCAGACCAGTGACCCGATCGTCATCGCCGAGCAGATGGCCGACACGGTGGAGCAGCTGGTCAACCAGGCGCAGGAGGCCGGCATCGAGATCGTCGAGGTCGAGACAATCACCGAGGAGGAGCTCGAGCGCGAGGCCATCATCGCCGAGTCAGGCAACCCGCCTCGCCACCCAGGTTTCGCGCTGATGGTGCCGGGCAGGGAAGAGCCGCTGGCGTCGTATCCTACGATCGAAGGATGGTACGAAGCCTATGAGGCGCTGGCAGACAAGACCGCCAGGGCTGGCCGCGCTGCTGCTCGCACCAGGATGACCAAACTCCGCGAGCTCCGCGAGGCCAACGAAGGTCAGCTGGGGCGCCTGCCGCTGGCCCTGAAGCCGATTCACATGGCCAAGTACAACCAGCGCCTGGCCGCGCTGGGCGCGACCCTGACGCCCGAGGAGCGGGCTGCAGAATCAGGCCAGGCTGCTGCCTGACCCTTCGGTCATCTTGCCGGCGGCGCTGGCCACCTCGGTCACCCGCCGGCCCCATCCCTTGCCGAACGTCTCCCAGGTCGGCAGCGCCTGCAGAAACTCCAAACGCTTCGCTTGGTATTTGGACACGATCTCATCAGCAGGCATGGCCGCGACAGCCCGCAGCGTGCCAGGCCCGATCACCCCATCATCATCGGCGCCGACCACCTGCTGCAGGAACTTGACCGCACGGCCTGGGCCGCTGTTGATCCCGCAGTCGAAGACCGCGTAGTCGACACCAGCCGGCAGGTCGTCACCCCGCACCCGATCCCAGTACCGCTGCTTGTAGAGCGGCGCCACCATCTCAGGTGTCAGGCTGCGCATCTCGGCCTCGTCGACCGGGCGCTTGACCCACTCTTCCCATACGCGCTGCGTCACGCCCCTGTTAGTTCGGCCCCCTGGGTCTTTCGGGTGGTCAACGTAGCCGCCCTCGTGGTGCAGCACTGCCGCCAGCGCAGACTCGAAGTTCTCTTTCATTTCTTCGCCTTCATATCGATGATCTTCTCGAGCGTGCGGCCGCCAAAGTAGAAGGACATGATCAACATGCCCCACTGACCCAGGAGCTCGACGTAGTTCTCGTTGGTGTTCTTGCCGAACGCGCTCATCATGGCGAAGGTGAAGTAGCCCGCCAGGATCGCGATCAGCGTCATCGGCCTGATGTTCTTCGATAGCCAGCTGTCGCTGCCCATGTCGGCCTTGAGCCGCTCGGTCAGATTGTTCTGCTCGAGCTCGAAGAGCTTCGTCTCGTTGGCCATCTTCGCGAGCTCGCCGTCCTGGTGGAGCTTCGCGAGCTCGGCCTGGGCTCTCGCCTTGGCCTCCGGGTCAGGCAAGACCCTGTCGAGGATCTTGCCGCCTACCTCAAGCAGTGGGCCGAGCGGCAGCATCGTCCTTCTCCTTGCCTATCATGTTAGCCGCGGCGTAGGCACCCTTGCGCCCGACGATCCCGCCGACCGCGCCGATACACAAAAGCATCACGTCCTTGAGAATTGCCAGGAAGGCCTGGTCGATCGGGCTGATCTTCTCCATGTCGTGCTCGACGAACATCACGCCCAGGATGATGCCGACCACACTGGTCACCAGGATGCCGGTCAGCGCCAGCACGATGATGGCCCAGACGCGCACCTCGATCTCTTCTGTCGACATCTTCATTGGCTCACCTCCGCAAGCGTTGCCATCAGCAACACGATGAAGATCATCAGAAACGCTAGCCATTTCATTGCCCTGGCCACGCATCGATGATGTAGTTGACCAGGTGATACAGGATGATCCCGCCGGTACCGACCACGGTGACGATGAGCATCCGCTCCTTGCGCTGCTTCAGCTTCCGCGCTGCGTCTTCCTCGGCCTTACGCTTGGCTGCGATCTCAGCAGACTTGCGACGCTGCACCACTGCGTTGTGCTCGCGCTGGATCTCATCCCAGACATCAGACTGACCTGACCAGACCAGAAACTGCTTGAGCTCCTCGGTCATCTCGCGAACCTTCTTGGCCGCGATGACAGTCTCTAGCGCCTCGCTCATGGCGCTCTTCTGCTTCTCCGGCGGCAGCTTCGCCCGCTCTTCGGTGCTGGCCTTCTGGATCTGATCCTGGGCATCGAAGAGTTGCATGAACTCGCCAAGGCATTCCTTGGCATCGCGGCCGACTTGGATCGCCTGCTTGATGCCAGCGACAGCGGCCTGGGCGGCGGCTAGGGCGACCGCAACCTCAACCATGTCAGATCTTCAGCACCAGACTAAGCAGCAGCAGGATGATCGCGCCGGCAGCGCCGATCAGAATGTGCTCGATGCGCTTGAGCCTGGCGTTGATGCCGTCATACCTGACCGCGCAAACCTCTTCGTGCGTCATTAACCGAGCCTCCACTTCATTTGCCGTCGCCATCAATCACCTCATCACGCAGGGCGCTGTTTCGTCAAAAATAGTCTGCGTATTTTGCCTGGTTCCTCATCATCGTTGGCGTCATCACGTCTTCGATGTATGTCTTGGCAGCACCGGCTGCGAGCGCATATGAGTTGAACTGAGTCGCACGCAGCGCATCCAGCGCGGTGACTGATCCACTGTTGTCGATGTCACCCAGGCGCCGGCCACTGATCAATTCGTTGAAGATTGTCTTGTGCGGCTCGATGTTTGCAACCGCATCGGTGATGCCCTGCGCGATCTTTGAATAGCTTGGATACTGCGCAACCAGTTCGTATGTCTGGCCGTTGCTGACGTACAGTTTTTGCACGCGCCGCCAGCTGGTTCCGTTCCACGCATAGGCGATGTTTGGTTTGACGTAACTGCTGCCATTGCTGACCCACAGGTTGTCGTATGGGTACGGCATGTCAGACCTTCAGCCAGAGCGTTCCTGACGCAGTCGCAGCCCCAGATGGTTCGCTGGTGCTAACAATTGCCGGCGTCGAGTATGTGATCGAGTCAGAGCTCACCACCGTGATCTCGTCATTCAGCGAGAGCGCGGATGTGAATGTGATGCTGACGCCGTTTGTTGCGGTGTAATCGTTGGGGTACAGCAGCGCGCCGTTGACGTACACCTGAACCTGGCCGACTAGGTAGTTGACTGATAGGAGCGTCTGGCCTGCGGTGGCCAGCGATGTCTGCACGATCAAAGCGCCAGTCTTGAGGATCTGCCAGCCAGTGCTCGTCCGGTACTTGACTACTTGCGACGTGCTGTTGAAGTACAGGTCGCCGTTGACCATCGCCGTGCCATCCGGCCTGGTGGTCGGGTCTGACGTGTAACTGCCGTAGTAGAGCGTATTCGGGGCGCCGGCTGATGCTGTCGGATTGCCGTTAGCGTCGAAGGATAGGTACTTGTTCGCCCTGGTCGTGCGACCAGGCAGCGTCATGTTGATGCTGGTCGGGTCTGTCTGCGGTGCCTGCAGCGCACGGCCCAGTCCTTCGGCATTCTGCTGCGCGAAGATCGTCTGCTGGTCGAGCTCGTCGTTTAAGGTATTGGCGAAAAAATCACCGCCGGTCACGAAGTCGGTGGTGCGGCTGATCGTCCGGTTGCCGACGATCGCGATCTGAGTGGCGCCTGTTGGCGTGGCCGTCAACGTCACAAACCCGGTGCCATTGGAGTTGATCGTGACTGTGTAATTCGTGGTCAGTGTCAGTAGCGTGTCGTCGCGATAGACCGCAATGTCGGTCGCGGCCAATATCTCGAACGTGAAGTTGTACGGGCCGGTGCCGCTTGCCGCGTAGACCACGCGCCTGGTGACGTTGTTGATTGGGACGCCCATCGCTCAATCCTCGCTATTGGTTACTTGACGTAATTGCCGAGCCTGGCCTGGCGGCGCTGCGCTGCCTCGACGCGCCGCTCGATCGCCGGCCCGAACTTGCTGTTCATCACCAGATCCTGCTGCGCTGCCTTGACGAAGCTGCTGTACACGTCGCGGATGTTGTTTTGCTGCACGTTTTTTTCGTCACCGGTAAACCCTGGCGTGTTGTAACGCTCAACAATTGCTTGTTGCAAGTTGATGCTTTTCATCTCTGTCTTGCCGGTCTTCTGATTGATGACTGGCGCTTCAGTTGTAAGCCGGCCCAGCTGCTTCATCATGTAGGAGTATTCCTCGACCTCCAGCTTGATGTTCACGCCGCCGAGCTCGAGGTTCATGTCCGGCTTCTTGATCGGCATCCCAAGGCTGATAACGATCTTGTCAGCCGGCCGTTGCTTGGTGGTGCTGTAACGCACGCCGGTCATCGACGCAAGCCAGGGATTGGCCGGATCGACATCGTTCATCACCTCGCCAAGGTAGTCGTACTGCGGCGGCAGCGACTCACTGAGCACCGGCGTCCTGGCGATGCTGCGGTTCAGCCCCTCGTAGAATCCCTTGATAACGGTCGGCACGTTGGGTGACTCTGCGGTCATGCGCTTCGTCGGGTCATAGCCGCGCTCGATCATTGCCCTGGCGCTCGAGAAGATCCCGACCGGCGAACCCTCAACCGTGTACTGAGCTGCAGTTCCAGCCAGTCCGTCGAGCGCATTCTTGAAGGCCTGCTTCGGATTCGGGATCGTGGCGCTGAATGCGCCGGCAATCGAACTGATGCCCTGCACGAACGGCATCTGGCCGACGTAGCCATAGAGACCCCAGGCCGCGCCGAGAAGAATCTCGCCGACCTTGTCCTGATCATCTTCGTAGCGGGCATACTCGACCGCATCAGCAATCATGGCCATCGGTGCGCCAATCGGATCGATGCCACGGAAGGGGACGTACAACCGGCCATCCTTTCCGACAGACGGATCGATCCGCATCCCGCGCAGATATTTGACAAAATCTGGATCCCACTCGCCCTCTTGGAAGACGAATGAGTAGGGACGCCAGCCGCTGTCCAGGTAGACCTTGCGCAGGTTGTTGTCGCCAGGCCCGCCGCCGGTGATCCGGCCATCGGCGACGTAGCTGCCAGCGCCCATCATGATCGCCGTGCCCATGCCCCACTTGGCTACCGCGAGCTCGCGCTGCGCCCCGCCTGCAGCGAAGTCCTGGCGAAACTGCTTGGACATCGGGGCGAAGGCACTGTGCTGCATCCCCTCGCTCACCACCCAGATCGGCGTCTTCACGAACGGCATCACGATCCGGCCCAGCAAATTGTCCTGCGCGAGCTCTTGAATGCGGGCTGCGCTGCCGGTCAGCTTGCGGCTGAACGTGATCATGTGGCTGAAGTCTTGCGCCAGGGCATCGAGCTCTGCAGGGGGGTCTGAGAGGATCTCGCCCATGCGCTTGAGACCCAGCTGCTCGGCCTGCTCTCGCGTGGCGCCGCCTTCGATTGCCGCCCGCTTGGCCTGCTGCTCGGCACGATAGGCCTGGGCATAGAGCTCGGCCCGGTAGCCCATCGTCTTGAAGACCTCGTCCATCGCCATGATCGGGCGACCGCCCAGCAGCGTGACGAAGTTGGCGTAAGCATTGATGCCCTTGACCAGCGCCTCTGTCTCGATGCCGTAGTCCTTCGCATCGAAGATATGGTACTGGCCCTCGAGCTTCTTGCCGGCGTCGCTGATGAGCTCGGATCCGGCCCGCATCTCGCGGGTCGTGCCAGTGCGGAGCGCCGTGCCGGCCAGGCTGAAGCCCTCGCGGATCGCGTGAACCATGCCGGCCACCATCGCCGCAGACTCGCCGAGCTCGACCTCCGCGCTCATGCCGACCGCACGCTTGGCAGAGCCGCCCAAACCGGCCAGCGCCCTGGTGGCCACCGAGCTCGCCAGGAACGTGGTGTTGCTGGTCAGGTTGACGACATGCGTACCAATGCCTGACAGCAGGCCATTCTTCCAGGTGCGATCCCACAGATCCGCAATCAGGCCCACCTTGCTGGCCTTGTTCAGCAGACCCTCGCGGGCACCTTCGTCCTGCAGCTGGACAAACTTCTCGACCAGGATCTTGAGCTCGGGCGCGACCTTCGGATCGGCCAGCATCTGCTTCATCTCGGCATCGCCTGGCGCCGGGATCTTCGCGGCCGATGCGTCAGCCAGGATGTCGGCAGCACGCTCCTCGGTCACCTGCAGGCGACCGACCGCAGTGGCCTGCGCGGCCCGCGTGCGCGACAGCACATAGGCCTCGTTGATCTGGTTCTGCAGGCTCAAGCGATAGAGCAGCTGCGCCTGCAGGTCAGCGTCGTCAGGGTTCAGGTAGGAGCGCCGCGCCAGGTCGTAGAAGCCCTTGGCATTCTGGTAGCTGGCAAGCCGCAGCCGCACCATGTCGACTGGCAGCTTGCCGTACTGCTCCTTCATGATCTGCAGGTCGCCCAGCAGATTGCCGTCGAAGCCCTTGCGCTTGGCCTCGGCGAGCGTCTGCTCCCAGGTCAGGCGCTCAACCTGCAGCCCGCTCGACTGCGCGAGCGATTCGACCGTCTGCTTGAAGTCTGCAGGCCCATCGATTCGGTTCAGGTTGATCAGCGTCTCGGGAGGAGCGCCGGCAGCGGGCGCCGTTTCAATCGTTGCTTCGATCTTCTGCAGCTGCTGCGGCAGGTCACCGACCTTCGGCTGCGGCGCAGATACCTGTGGCAGGGCCGTACCGGGCGCAGGAGGCGCTGCCGTGGTGCCGGGAGGGATAGCGGTAGGGTTGGGCTCGACAGGCGCCTGGATGGCCTTCTTTGCGGCCCGCCCTTCGCCAACCAGTTTGGCGCCGCCAACGATGATGTCGCGAAGCCCAGCGACCTGGACGACATTGTCGTCGCCGGTCTCGGCCGGCTCGAACGCGGTGATCGGTTCGTCAGGCTCGGAGCTCGCCACCCGCTCCGGCAGGATCTTGCTGAGTCGCTCTTCGACCGGCTGATTGGAGATGGCCATCACTGCGCTCCAGGCTGCGGAGCGCGACCGCCCCGAATTTGCCGACCGATTTTAGCCGCCGATTTTCCGGTTGCTTTTGCGACATCAATCGCAGTCTTGCCGGCTCCAAATATTTCGCCAACCGTCTCTGACACCTTTGCGCCCTCGCGCCGGATCTCATCGGTCTCGCCGGCTGGCACCAGCGGGATGCCCAGCGTCTCGTCTAGGAACTTCCTGACATCTTCAGTGGTCGGCAGGATCGTCTTGCCCTGGGTGCCGCGCAGGAACGCATCAAGCCGGTCTTCGCCTTGCTGCGGGCTGATCGCTGCAGCGATGCCGCGCCCCAAGCTGATCAGATCGCCAGGCATCCCGATCGTGCCCTGAACGGCACCCTTCGCCAGGCCTGCAGGAACGTCTGCTGCCATCTTGCCGAATGTCGACAGTGGAATGTTCTTGGCATCCGGCGGCAGCGTGCCGACCGTGGCGCCGAGCGCCGCTTCTTGCAGATCCGGCGCAGCTGCCTCGGGCGGGATCTCCGGGTAGCTACCCTGCAGGTAGTTGTCGACGATGCGCTGCTCGAGCGGAGAGTAGGGGGTCATCGCGATACTCCACGCAAGATGCGCTGATGCCGCTGCAGATAATCAATGTCATCTGGCCGTAGTTTTCCGTACCGCGTCGCCAGGTCGTCAAGGTTGGTGTTCTCGTCAATCGTGACACCGGCCGGCAGCTTCTTCTCTTTGATCAGATCGGCCACCGTCGATGCGATTGCAGTGCGTGCGCGTTCCTTGTTTTTATCAACACGCTCGGTCTGGTTGTACTGCTCCACCGCCTGGCGTGACAGATCCCGGTAAGGCGCCTGTTTCAAAGATGGATTCTTTAAGCGCCAATCGTTGACCAGCGTGTTGTATATGTTGTCAATCGCTTCCTTCTTGTCGATCTTGAACTGGTCATCCTTGCTGGCAAACACACTCTGCACATCAGGAACACCAGCAGACTGACGAATGAATCTCTGGGCTTCGACCTGGTCTTTTTCAGTTCGATTGATCAGCCGCCGATTGAGATCAAGGAACTGCTGACCGTTCAAACCGGCTCTGTTTGATTCCCTCATCAAGACATCAAAATCGACAATAATTCCATTATCAATCGCGGTCTCAATGGTGGCCTGATCGTATTTGCTTCCAGGTCGTTGTTGCGGATCTATAACTTTTTCAAGTTGTTCTATACCCATCACGCGAAGCTCGGCCATTGGTCGAGATAGCTCACGCTTTCTCGCTGGGCTTGTAGCAGGGTCAAAGTACTCTATTGCTAGAGCATTGAATTCTATTTCGCGTCTTCTTTTATCGAGCTTTTCATCATCGTCGCGCTTGGCGATCCTGGCAGACACTTCGGCGCGGAAGTTCTTGATGATCTCGTTGGTCGCCGCCGGATCCAGCGTCTTGATCGCGTTCATCATCGGCGTGAACTTGTCATCGAACAGCATCGCGCCAGACCGCAGCGCGTTGATCGTTCGCGTCGTGTCTTGGAAGTAGCGATCGTCCTCCATCAGCTTGGTGGTGATCGCGTTGACCTGCGCGGCCATGATCGCGTTCTGGATCTTGGTGCTGTACTCGCGCTGAACGGCAACATCGCCGAGCAACATGGCTGCATCGGTCACGTTCTTGCGATGCACCTCGGCCCGCTGCAGGAATGTGTCAGGATCTTGCATCGCCTCGGCGAACATGAGGCGCTGCGAGTTGTCCATGTACTGATCGATCTTGATGCGCCGAATAGACTGTTCGCGCTTCAGCTGCTCCTCGTAGGCAGCATTGACCACAGCATTGCCGTGCGTGGCCATCGTGGCGCGGAACTTGAGCGCGGCCTCCGGGTCGGCAGAGGCGAGCGCCTTGGCGTACCCGTTGCTGATCGTGGCAATTCTCTGGCTGATCTCTTCGCCGGTGACCTTTCCGGCTTTGACATCGGCCAGCATCTTCACCAGTTCGTTCTTGCCCTCCATCTCGAAGTGAGACGCGAGCTCGAAACTGCGGGCCTTGCGCAGAGCCTGGCCAAAGATGCTGCCCTGCAAGCCAGCATCCATCGGCAGGCCATTCTTGGCCATCTCGATCTGTTCCGGCGTGATCGGGTTGTCTGCAGCGAACTGCATCGCCTCGATCGGCGCCAGGCGCCCAGCCTCTTGGAATGCGCTTGCGCTCATCCGGTCAAGCATCTGGGCAAGCGTGCCAGCCTGTTGCGCTGCAGCCCTGGCCGCTATTGGTTCGACCTGGCCTGGGCTGACCTGCGCCATCGGCACGCCGCCCTGCGCCCCGCGCAGCATGATCTGACCGCCTTCGATAACCGGGAGCGTTGCCATCAGACTGTCCTTGCAAACCTGGTGCCGCCCTCGAGCAGCGTAGCCCCGGCCATCAATCCACCGGTGCGGCGCGTGATCGCTGCTGCAGACTCAAGACCGCCGGCAGCACGCTTGGCCTGGAACATGTTCAGATAGTTCTGGTATTCGGTCGACTGCAGCATGGCCGTCGCATCCTCGAACCCGAGCACGCGAGCGGTCAGCGCATTCAGATCGGCAATGCCGACATCGCGCATGGTCGCCGCCACGTTCTCGATCTGGACGCCCGCTGCGCTGCCTTCGCCGAACGCCACGCCTGCAGCAGCTGCTCGAGCTCGAGCTGCAGCATTGGCACGGCGCATGTTCTTGAGCAAGGTGTTGCCAGCGATCTGGTAGTTCTGGGCCTCCATCTCGGCCCGCTTGAGCGCCCGACCAGCCTGCACCTGGGCATAGGTCTCGGCCATCTCGGCGCGAACCTCGGCCACCGCGAGCGTGTCGCGGGCCTGCACCAGGTAGGCGGTCTGCTGGTTGATGGCCTGCGCCATCTGGGCCTGCGCCGCACCATAGGCACCGATGAGCCCGGCTGCGGCGTTCATCTGTCCCGCGCTCACGTTGAAGCCTCCGGCTGCAGCTGGTGCCACGCCGGCGCCTGGATCGTATCCTCCTGCTTCGGCTGCCATGTCAGGTTCCTGAGTAGACCGCGATGCGGTAGTCAAGACCGAGCAGCGTCATCTTGAGCGGCAGGGTCTGCTCGATCTCGATGGCCTGTTCGCGGTCGTAGCCCAGCACGCCGTTCACGCGCTTGATGCCGGTAAAGGTTGGAACCGGCTCATCCAGCAGCGGGTTGTCCATCAGCCGGAACGCGACCGGCTGGTCATTGATCACAAGCTCCTGAGTCTCTGACACGATCGCGTTGATCTCGACGATCCGCTTCTTGAAGCTGATGCGCGACCCGGTCTGCAGTTGGATCTCTGCCGGCATCGTCTTGCAGTAGACCGTGAAGGGCAGGCCGACCTCGTAGGTGTAGACCGATGCCCGGTCGAACGTCACGGTGCCAGCGGCGCTCACTTCCTCGTCGCCCTGCGGCACCCCGTCGCAGATCACGTTGACGATCTCATTGATCATCGGCAGACCAGACGCGCCAGATGCAGCGCCGCCGGTGACCGCGCAGTCGGTGTACAGGTTGTCGTCGAAGAGCTCGACGAAATACTTCGGCCCACCATGCTCGAGCAGCATCGGCTCACCGTCCTCGGTCAGCAGGTGACTGCCGCTCTCAAGCAGCAGGTCTGCAGCCGCGATGCGCCTGGTCACCGTGTAGATGTCGGTCACGTCGATGCCGACATCGATGAAGTCGCCAGTGGTGATGTACTCGGATGGCGCAGTGATCTGCTGGCTGCGCATGACGCTGAACGCTGCCATGCTGCCGTCGTCGGTGTTGGTGATCAGCAGCAGGTCACCTTCCTCGGTGCTGGTCGCCCTGCGCATGGCGATCCGCTGCGGCCCCTTCAAAAGGTGGCCAGACAGCAGCGAGATCCTCTGGGTGATGTACGTCAGCTGCGTGTCGTTGAAAACGAACTCGTTGAGCGACTTGCCCTGGCGCTGGATGTAGACCGATCCCGACTCGAGCGCCTGCACCCGCGTGCCAGGCTTGATGCCGTTCTTGCTCACGTTCTTGAACGTGAACGTCAGCGGCGTGATTGGATCGCTTCCCTGCTGCGGGACATAGAACTCGCCGCCGGTCGTGAACACCTGGAAGTCGCGGCCGCTGATGATGTCGGTGATGACGTTCAGGTCGTTGGTGTCGAGCGTGGCCTCGAGCGCGTCATCGTCCAGGTTCTCGGTCGGGACGAAGTCATAGAAGAGGCCGATCTTCGAACCCCAGATGGTGCTCGGCCGAGACTTGCTGCCGCCAAAGTACAGGCGCCCCTCGTGGAACGTAACCGTGCGCGGCCATCCCTTGTCTGAGCTCCAGACATCCACATACCCGTGCTCGAGCTCCCAGCGGCCAGCATCGATCGCGCTGGCGTTGAAGAATGGGTACTCGGTCACCGCCTCGACCACCGTGCTCGAGACGTAACGCAGGATCCTGGCGCGGCCCTGCGGGCTGGCGTTGACGTACTGGTTGACCGACTGCGTCGTCCAGGTCGTGATCTCGTAGTTGCTGGTGGCATCAGGCGCCGTCGTCCAGGCTTCGGCAACCGTCGCGACTTTGGTGCTGCCGACATAGTCCTCGATCAGCCTGATCTGGCCCGAACCCGTGCCGCTGGTGATCGTGACGTACATGCCGTTGTAGACATCGTCGGTGGCGCTCGCGGTCGACTTCAGCGTGATCGTGGTCGTCGATCCGGCCTGCGCTGCGCCACTGTCGTGGTGAGTCGTCGAGGCCGTCAGCGTGATGTTGCCGCTCACCGCGCTTGGCGTGAGCGTCGAACCGTTGTTCGTATGGAAGTCGATGTTGAAGGCGTACTTCGGGATCGAGTCGAACGTAATCGTCGTGGCCGTCCAGGCCGTGTCGCTGGTGCGCGTGATCCGCACCGGCTGCAGATCCGGGTGGACAACGATCAGCGTGTCAGCCGACTGTGTCCAACACATGTCGTCGACAATGCTGCTGCCAATGCTGGTCGTCAGGTAGTTATTGCCGCTGCCGTTGATGTTGGTCTGCACCACGCCGTTCTTGATGATGTACATGCGGTTGTGCGTGAACACCAGCATGTAGGAGTCATCGACCGAGAACTGGAACGGCACCAGGCGCACGCCGTTGCCGGCGCTGCTCGCCCCGCTGTTGGGGAGCTCGAGGATGTACTTGGTGCCTGGCCGGCGCTTCAACCCACCCTGGGGCTGGATCAGCACATTGGTAGCCTTGGCCAGCGCGTTGTTGTAGGCCTGCAGATCAACCCGTGCACGCAGCAGCGGATCGAGCTCACCCGTCGAGAAGTTGCTCTGCAGTTCGACAAATCGCGGCACGTCAGTACCTCACGGCCACTAGTGTGTAGTCTTCAATCACCCGGCTCGGGTTGCCCTGCGCATCCATCTGCGTGGCCTGCCGGAAGTACCCGCCGCGCATGTTCTCAGCCGGGTCACCCAGCGCCACCCGCTGCCAGCGCAGCGACTTGTCGGCCTGCTCGGTGATCGCCTCGGCAATGTGCCAGGCCATCTGGTACTTGAGCAGCTGCACGAAAT